TCTCCTAACCAACTTTCTACTTTAGAAGAAGTTATTGAATATAATTTATAAGGAGTAGTTGTGTTTTGTTTAGGCCAATCATAAAAACTACCTGAATTAAAATATAAAAAATGTTCATAACCATCAAAATTTTTTATAATATTTCTTTTTTTAGTTTTAAAACCTTCTAAAACTGTTTTGTAAGTATTAGAACCTGTAAGTGTACCTTGTATTAATTTTGTTTCTGTTATTTTTGATTCATGTACTTCTAATGATTTTAACTTATTTTTGAAGTTTTTTAGACGTTCTACCGCACTACTAAAATGAGTAAAGTTTTCAAAATGATAAACTTTATCAACATCTTCCATACTTGAAGATACATTTCTTATATAATCATATTGTATATTTATTGTATCTGGGTTTTCTAATTTATTTAATAAATGGTTATAAGAAGAAGTTATACTATAATTTAATATATCATTATAGGTTTTAAAAGCAGAAGGAATTGAATTATTTTGTCTCGTATCTATTTGGAAATTAGGACCCATTAATTTAATACTAGTATCTACTAAGGGGGGAATTCCTAAATTAACTTTTACTGTAATGGGGTCCGATACTTCTTCAACTATTTTAAATTTTGTATCTTTAATAATATTTAAAGGTAAAGCTTCTAATGTTTTTAATATTAATTCATGTTTTTGAGTTTCACTATTTAACATTAAATTAATTCCTGAAGATATTGTTCCTCCTCCAAAGTTTAATACAAATTCTTTAAAATAAGATGCACTTTCTACTTCTAAAATAAAATTAATTATAGCTTCATCAAATATTTTATTACCAACTCCTACAGCTATAGATTTTATTTCTCTACGAGAGGTAGAAATTTCTTTTATTTGAAAAGGAAAAGCTGAAGAATGAAATATTTTATTTCTAAAAGGATGAATATTTAAAATATATTCTCCTGAAGTATATCCTCTATCTGATAGTATTTTTTCAGGATTTACACTTATAGATGAATTATTATCTTCTAAGAAATAATCTTGAAAGTTTGTTTCTGAATATATTAATTGATCTGCTGTATTTTTTATATGAAGTTCTACATAATCTTCTTCTCTACCAAAAGTAGTTTGGAGTTTTTTTGTAGATACTTCTGGCCCTAAATAAACTGTATCTATATAAGTTACTTGATCACGATCTAATACAGCATCTATACTAGGTGTAGAGACCGAAGTAAATGTATTAGTATCAATAGTAAGATCCGTTGTAACATTACCCGTATTTGTTGATTGGTTGGTTTTCTTGTCTAAAGATTTTGTATTATTTCCTGAGTATGCCATTATGTATTATTTATCCCCCATAAATATTAGAAGGTAAAGTTTTACCTGTGTTAATAGTATATAATGGTAAGGTTATGTCTTCTTCTTTTTCTATTTTTGGGCCTCCTGGGATCCCCCCTATTACATCTGATCCTATATCATTAACCCATTCTTTTCTTTGTCCTTTTTGTCTAAACATTCCTTTTACTTTAGCTACCATTTCCATACTCATTATCCTTCTTCTTTTTCCTGATTGTATTAAATAATAGGTATAAGAACTATCATCTCCACTTCCATCTCCTCCTGCTGTTAATACTACATTATTAGAAAATATAGGATGAAATTGTTCCATAGAATCTATTTCTATTTGTATTCTTTCTTTTTGGTTTTCTAATTCCCAAACTTGAAGTTTTTTAGGATTAACATAATCTATTACATATTGTAAACTTTTTTCTGAAAAAAATTTATGTGTATCTATGTTAATATTATAAAATTTACTATTATATATATTAAAAAATTCATTTATATTTCTTTTTTCATTTGTAAATTCAGTAAATTCTTCATCTAAAATGTCTCTTGCTTTTTTAGACTCATATACCTTTTTTTCTAATTTTATTTTATAATTTATATCACTCATATTATCCCATATCTATATTATCTGCTATATCTTGTTCAAGTTTATAATTATTTCCTGAACTTTGAGGATTAAATGGATTATCTTTACCATCTCCTCCATTAAAGTCATTTAAATATTGTGTAAGTGCTATCCAAGATGAAAATATTGACCCTAAAAATCCTGTTGCTGGAAAACTATCCATATCTGAATTTTCAAAATTTAATCCTGCTCCTTTTAAACCAGGAAAATATAAAGTAGGATTATTAACTCTAATACCAGGAGTTGAAGAATTTACATCTCCATCTTTTCTTATCCAATTAAATAAAGCTTTACTGTCTCTTTTATATCCCTTTATTTCATTATCTAAATCTTTATTTAAAATTTTATGAAAACCCCCAGTGTCTAAATTATAAAATATATTATTATCATAAAGACCAGCTCCTGTAGAATAAGCTCCTATAAATACAACATAATCTCCTCCTTTTTTTAAAATAGGTTGACCATATACTTTTCCTGATGTTGTTACATCATATCTAGCTGGCCATATACCATGTGTGTATTTTGCTGATACTGTTTTTTGATAATATCTGTCATTTGGGTCATTCATTACTCTTTGAGTACTATTAGATTGGTTTAATCTTCCAAAACACCCCAAATCATCTAAAGGTCCATAACAATCCCTATGAATCATTCTAGTTCCATAACCAGAATCGTATTTATAATATGAGTCTAACGTACGATATTGGTCGGGAGCATTAGCTGTACTACCATCAATATATCCATTTAACCAATGTGATCCTGGATATACAACTCTTCCATCAGCATTCCAAGGTGACTTCATAGTATATGTTATTCTACTACCTGGTTTAACATATCTAATTCCTGGAAAAAGATTTTTTTCACCCCACCACTTCCATATATAATGTTTAGGTAAATTTCTATAATTCCCTAAAAATCCTGCTGGTACGTCTGTTGCGTAAAATTTTCCTAAATCAGCTGTTGAGTCTGTATAAAATTCAGTGTCTAAAGGATCTGTTATTCCTTTAGGACCTGTTGAGTGACCATAATATTTTTCATCTCTAGAAAAATTTACTGTTTTTTTAGTTCCTCCTTTCCATTTTACAGATGTCCAAGAAAACCCTCCTAATTGACTATAAAAAGGATGACTTGGGGGTATTTCTTGCCATACTTCTATTTCACAATATCCTTCTGGATCTACATACCAATATCCTCCTTCAATATTCATAGGATCTTCATAGAATTGTTGTGCTACATACCCTACTTCTCCTTGTTTAAATTTATAAAATCTTTCTTTTCCCTTACATAATAATTCTAAATCTATATCAGAATAAATATATTCTTGGTCTATTTTTAAAACTGGATTGATATTAAAATCATTACCAGTTGTAATAGGGGTTCCATCATCAATAGTGTTTAAATCATCATCATCAAGATATCTAAAATAAGGACTTTCTACTAGTGGTTTGTAACTTCCCTTTGAATTATATACATTTTCTCCTTGTGATTGTCGTAATGCTCTTATATAATAACCTCGAGAATGAATATCTAATTTTCTTTTCATTCCTTGTTGTATAAACCATATAGGAGAATTAGGATCCAGAGCAAAATTTCCTTGTACGTCTCCTTCTTGTATAAGAGTACCATTATCATAAACAGGATGTTGTGGTGAAATAATAGGTGTAGATAAAATTGATGAAGATTTTGATAATTCTACTATTTCGTCAGTTAAAGAATCTATAGCATCCTCATAATTTTCATTTATTTCGGGAAAAACATAGTCAGTACTTTGTTCTATTATAGAGGTATGGGATTTTTTTCCTTTTTTAGGAATTTGGTAAAATAAATCATTATATATTCCCTTTATTTTTTTACTATCAAATTTTTCTTCTGATATTGCGACTTCCTTAAAAGTATCAGCTAATATATCTTTAGCTTGTTGGTTACTTATTATGGTTTTTGATAAAGGAAAAGTTTGATTAGAACCTGATTGAGTATTTGAATTACCATATGCCATAAGTCATTATCTTACTACTTTAAAATGATAATCATTATCATATATTGTTGTTCCTTCTTGGTTTATATGTTTAAATAATATACGATAATAACGTTCTGGTTGTAGACCATTCATATATAAATTAAAATACATACCATCACCATCAGAACTTAGTTTTGTAAAATTATCATCAAAAGGGATTATTTCTCTTTCTGTGTGTGCATCTCTTATACTATAAAAAGATCCTGTTGTTAGATATCCAATATTTAAATAATTTGATGTTGTTGAAAATTCTCTTAAAGGATATTTATCTCTTACATGTACTTTAAATTTTGTTATATCATTTTGGTTGTATTCTTTTTTGTTTCCATAAAGTAAAACTTGTAATTCTCCCTTTTGTTTTGCATTAATTTGTTGGGTAGTTATTTGTATACTATCATCCCATTTAAAACATAATTTTGGGGGATAAATTGTATGAGTGTCTGAAGAAAAATACTGTAATTCACCAAAACTAGCAGTATGGTTTGCTTCGATACTATTTAAAGTTTTTATTAAAAAACCATTATTAACTATTCCATCAGGAAATGTTTGTCCTACACTTAAACTTGCACTCCATCTATGGATTATTTCTTTTACATCTATATTTGTGTCTAAATCATCTCCTTTTAAAAACTGTTGGGTGCCTAAAAAATTACTTCCTGTATACCAAGTTCCTCCTCCTGGTGTTAATACAGTAGAAGCTATAGATCCTGTTCCATATCCATGAGCAGTAGCTGCAGATCCAAACCAATTAGTAGATGTTCCACTTCCTGTCCATGATGTTGCAAATGTTGAATTATCTCTAAAAAACCAAGAAGTACCATTAGAAGCTGTTGGTACATTTAAGTATTTGCCTGTTCCTTCATCCCATGATTGAGAAACTGCGTATGCATTTATAACATGGGTTGATACTATATTATTTGCTTCTGCTAAAGTTAATTGTAGATTAACAGCCGAAGATAAAGAAGATGTAAAAATGCCCTCCTCCATTAAAGATATTGCATTTGTTATTTCTTCATTTTTAAATTTAATTAAAATTCTTGATGGATGGTGAAATTCATCACTTGATCCTGGTTCTTTAACTAATTCTAAAAGTTCATCTGCCCCTGCATTCATTGTTTTTCTGTCAGGATGGCTGTATATTGTTGTGTCTATTTCAGGAAAAATAAAATAATATGCCATTTTAATATGTTGTTACACGTCCGTTAATATCTTTATTAGGGTATTTTAGTTCAAAAATACTTGGGTCCATTGAAGGATAAATCACTCCATCCCTTGTTGCTGACTTAAAATCATAACTATATTGAGAATAACCTTGAGATTCTCCACTTATATTAGTTAATACAAGACTATTTATAGTTTGTACTCCATCTACAGATCCAATTAAGTTTTCTATTTCAGAAATAATTATGGGTTGGTTGATTTGCCATTATCTATTTGAAAATAGGTTTGTAACTCTGATATACATTCTAATAATACTAATTGATTATTATAATTTTTAAATGATGTTATTTCAAATTCTACTTGAAAATTAATAGGAAATGCATCTTTTATATTAATAGCATCTGTTAACATTCTATATTGTTCTAAATAAGTTGCTAAATTTGTTTTAGTAGCAGTATTTAAATTTGTTAATTTTTTATTAACATCATATCCTAAAGTGTATAAATTTAATGCTAGTGGGTTTGGAATACGATCTGGTTCTGTTGTTAAAGGTGATATTTGATCATCTTGCATTATAAAAGCTTTAGATACTCTACCAAATTGAGAGGGCATAGATAGTGTTCTAATTAAATAATCATCTTTTGTAACTGTTCTTTGTTGAGAAGAAAAATTAGCCATTGTATTCATTCTGACTTCTTCTATCGTTTCTCCTGCTCCCCCTCCTCTTGCTGCTTCAGGGTTTGTACATACTATAGATGATTTTGCAAAATTTACCATTGAGTTATTTACATTAGGTTTATTAGTAGTAAATAATGTTCCTATTGTTGTTATTGTATTTGAATTTACATTAGATTTTAAACCACCTCCTACTAAATAATTAACTGTTAAGGTTGTATTTGAAGGTGCTTCTCCATATGCTCTAGTATGTAAAAAATTAGAAGGATCATATGCTGTGTCTAGTTTTGATCTTCCATCTTTAATTCCTAAACCAATATTATCTGGATTAGGAATAATTTGTTCATCTGCTTTATCATTTGTACCTGCTCCAAATTGAATATCTATACTATTATCTGATTTTATTCTAGTTGTAAATCTTTTAGGTGTTCTTTTAAGTTTTAATAAATAAGGAGTTTGGTTATTATATTGTTGTAATGTAGGATCATTAGTTCCTAAATTTTGTACTTCTTCAAATACAGTATCTTGAGCCATATAAGGTACTTCTGTCCATTTATTGTTATCAGAATCTGTTATAGATTCTATAGAAATAATATCGGAATCAAATAAATTTATAGTTTTAAATTTTTCTGCTGATCCTATTGTAAAAATTTCAGATTTAAGATCTCCCGAAACTGCTGGAACTGTTTTTGTAAGTAAATAATATTCAGGATTATTTGATGTGTCATATTGATATATACTTATTGTTGTAGGTTCAAAGCTAGAAGAAAAACTAAATCTTATATCTTTAGTAGTATAAAAACTTGATTTATTTTTTGTTAAGAATGTTGAATTTTTATTTATATTTAAAGCATAATTAAAATCAGGTTCATAATTATTACTAGCATCAGAAGGTATTAATTGAGATATTTCTAAATTAACACTTGCAGCTGATGTTATTTTTGGTTTATACCCCATAGAATAAGCTAAATTGTATACATTTGTTTTATCTTTAGCTAAAGATAAAAAAGATTCTCTTAATTGTGTGTCTGTGTAAAAAGATAAGACGTCTCCTACATAAGCTGCCATTTCTAAAAACATCATTCCAGGATTACCCTCACTAAAATCGTTAAAATTATCTGGAAAATATGTTCTAGTAAAATTAATTAATTGGTTTTTAAAAGAATTATAATCTTTACTTAGATATTTTACATCTTTATCTTGACTTTTATTTGATGTTTTTGAATATGCCATTAGTTGTTATTGTTATTAAAATTTAATTGCACTGAATCTGTAGAATTATCAGGTACATAAGAGTATGTTAAACTAATTTGTAATAAGTGTTTATCTTTAGATAAATTTGTAAATACATCTTTTAATATTATGTTAGGTATATAAGTTGTAATTTGATCTTGAATTGATACTTTTAAATCTATTAATGGTATGTTTTGTTCAAATAAAAGATTTTTAATACCTACCCCATAGTAAGGTAAATTTATTCTTTCACCTGGTTGTGTTAATAAAACATTTAATAAATTAGATTTAACTTGTTCTTTAAATGTTTCAGTTCCTGAAAACATATTTTCTTCGTCTAAAGGAAAAGCCACCCCTATCTTAACATTTTTATTAAGATCTAATGGATTTATTCTTCTAGCTGAATTTATTATAGGCATTTATTAATTTCCTTTTTTCTTATTTATTGCTTTCATTAAGTCACTGTAATCTCTTGTAACTGCATTTGCTACTTCAGTTGGCATACCTGTTGTGTCGGTAGACATAGGTGCTCCTGTTGCAAAAGGTTCTGCTAAGCTTACAGGAGCATTTCCTGAGTCTAAATTTGTATCCCCCATAGCTGTTTCATTTAATAAATCATTTAATGCTGAATTTCCTGTAAAATTTTGTTTAGGGTATTTTTTTATAGGAGTTGTACCCATAATTTTTTCTCTTAAAGAATTTTTAGTTACTTCAGGAATTTCAACTAATTTTTCAGTATGTTCTGTGATTGTTGGTTTTAATTCATCACGTAAGTCTTCTTTAAGTGTTTTAATTTCTCTGCGTAACGCATAATCGATTTCTTCTCTAACTATTTTTCTAATTAGATTTTCAAAGGTTTTTGCTTTCATGTTGTTAATTGTTGTTTGTTATAAATATAATTTTTTTTAATTTCTTATATGTTTATTATCTTAATTTGAATATTTTTAATTCTTTGAAGTTGTGCTCCTAAAGTATATACTCTTTTTATAGCTAAATTATCTCCTCTAGATATTAAATTTTCTAATATATTACCATAAAGTTCTTCAGATTGAGCTATTACATCCTCTAAAGTAAGAGAAGGGGGTACTTGATTTATAATTGGGGGATCATTAACTGGTGGATTTACAGGAGCATTAAAATCATTACATTTATCTATAAAATCAAGTTCCATATATATTATAAAAGCTCTTAATTTATCTATTTCGTCTACTATTTTTTGAATTTGGCTTTTTATTTTAGTAATATTATCAAATACTACATCTGCTCTAGCTATATAACCATCTAATACTCTAGGTAATGAAGTAAATAAGTTTGTAAATTCTGATATTTTTGCTTTAGCTAAATTTACATTATTATTTGTACTAGCAATTACAGCTCCATTTGCTGCTGGTCCTGTAGATGCTCCTAAAATAGCAGGGGCTGCCATTATAACATATCTTAAAATTTCTGTTATAGGTTTTATAGCATCTGTTACTACTTTTATGTTTTCTATAGGGTTAGGTATATTTGGTATGTCTGCTTTACTTGAAATTGCTCCTATTTTTTCTTCTAAAGAAGTCATTACTCCTAATCCTTCTTGTGCTATTTCATCTACATTATCTAATTGTTTTTTTAATTCTTCAGCTTTTTCTTTCATCTTATTTCTACCTTCTACACTACAAGAATTTTGATTTATATCTGCAGTTAAAGCTTTTATAATTGTATCAGGAGAAAGTAATTCATCTTTTAATGACATTATCTTTTTTTTTCCTTCTGCTATTACTTTCTTTTTAACGTCGGTTATTACTCTACGTATACTAGTTGTTATATTATTTCTTACAGCTTGTGATGACATATTATATTAATTTTGTATTTTCACTTAATATATCATTTAAATTATTTCTTACAGCATCAATTTCTTCTTGTAAACATATATAAATAGATCCATTAGCTGGGTTCATTCCTGTAGGGGTTCCTGTTGCTGTTGTTATATGAGCTATATTATAACATACATCTATTGACATCATATCAAATAAATCTAATATTTGAGTTAATAATGCTTGTAATTCATGTCCTAAAACTGCAGGTTCTGTTGGTAGTTCTCCTGTTCTTAAATTATTTAAACCTAAATATATATTAGGAGAATTAATTATAAATTTAGCATCATCTGAGTTATCAGTATCAAAATGAAAATTTCCATTAGTTGAAAAACCTATAGCTTTATCTGAATATAAAAGTATAGCTTCTTTTTTAGCATTAAATACTAATCTATCCGAGTTTATTATTACTTGGTTTCCTTGAAATGTGTTTGGTGATTCAGGTATAAATTTCATTTTATTCTTCTAATAATAATTGATTTGCTGTTGATATTTTATGTGTAAAATTATCTATGTTAAAAGTTTTTTCATCTTCATAAGCTTTATGTATTTTAGGATCTGTAGATGATACTGAGTTTGTTTTATAATTATCTCCTTTTATATAAGAGATATGAACCCAAGAAAAAGGCAGATTTTCTGACTCCGAAGGTAAATATATACCCCTTTCAGGATATTCCCATATTAATTGATGATATTCAGGTAAATTAAATCTACACCAATTAAATAATTTTGATGATGGTTCATTATTTGTAAGAACTATATCTGCTGCATATCCAAATATATGTTGACTATTTTCTACTCCTCCTAAAATTTTATTTACTTCTTTATTTCTATAAACTGATGTTAGTGCTACATTATATCTTCCAAATGCTGTAGTTATGGGGTTTATACAATATTTAAATAATCTATGTAGACTAAGTTTTATATTATCAGATGATAAATCTTCTTTTCCCCACACTCTATCAGATCCAGGAATATTATCTATTTCATTTGCTTGTGCTGTTTTAGAATAAATAATATTCTTATATGAATAATAAAGATTAGGGAGATTTCCTTTTAAATTTTTCATGTTTTATGTATTACTAATATCACCCATTTTCATTTCTAATTCTGCTGGAGATTCAAAAGTAAAATTAAAAATTTGTAAATTTATATTATTTCCTCTAAATTTTATAGCTTGTTTTTCTGTTTCAGCTATATCATAAAAAGCATAATGACTTAAATTTACATTTTTTAAATCACTTAATTCTTGTAATTCTTTAGGAGGTATTCTAAGAGGAGCTTTAAAAATAATATCTTCTTTAGTATTTAAGTGTAAGGTTTTATCTGATATGTTTAATTCTCTTTTTTTCATTATAACATATGTCTATAAGAAGGGGGATTATCTTTTGGATATATTCCTGCTTTTTGAAAATTAGTTATTTGTTGGTTTGAACATAAATAAATACTTGAATCATCCCCATTTACGTCTTCTAATATATGTTCAAAATTACCTGCTGTAGGGTTATTTGTTTGTCCATTTCTTATAATAGTAATAGGATTTCCTGGTTCCCCTTCATTACTCCAATTATTTGGTTGATGAGAACCACTTATAGTTGATCCAAATCTTATTGATTGTCCATATCTTCCTTCTAATGTTATATCCCCTAAATAAGGTTGTAAAGGTCTTACATTTTCTATTTCTTTAAAATAATCTAAACCTGTTTCTACTTGAGCATCTAATTCTTTATCTGTAATTTGATCAGCAAAAGCATTATGGTTAGTACCTCCATAAATGTTAATAGGAGGTAAATAATAACTCATTGGGGCTCCTGTTTCATTATATGTATCTTTAGGTCCCCCTAACACATGTACTATTTCATTTACCGCTGGGTATTGAGATATATTTCTAATTAAAGGTCTTGCTAAAGGAAGATTATTTGTTTTGAGTGTAATATTATCTTTTAAAGGAGTTTCATCATCTATAGATGTATATCTTATACTACCTATTATATGAGAAGATCCTGACATTATTACTTCATGGACTCTTACTATTTGAATATTAGTGAACATCTGGTGAGTCTATTTGTTTAGGTTTTTCTACTGTTTTTGATATTTCTTCTGCAACGTCCATTAATTGACTCATTTCTTCATCTGTTAATAAACCTCCATCTCCACTTGCAGATGTACTTGTTGATAAACGTTGTACAATAGCTGCCATTTTGATTAGTTGGTCATCATTTTTGACACTAATTTCCATATATTCCTTTATTAAAGGAACTACTACAGTAGCATCACCTAAAGATTGAACTAAAGGACGTAACTCAGCAATTAAAGATGCAAGTTGTTTGGCTTTTTTCTTTTGGTTACCATGAATTTCTTTTAATAAATCACCAAAAGATTTATCGTCGAATAATATTTGGTTTAATGAATCCATATTGTTTTGTTATAAATATGGAAAGAATTAAATTCTTACATAACCTTTTTCATTATATTCAGTATATAATTCTTTGTATTTTTTCTTTAATACTTTAGTTACTTTAGTAATAACAGGAGTATCTACTTCAGTCATTTCTCTTATGTAAATATAGAGTGCTTTTTTATTAAAAATTTCTAAATTTTCTCTACGTTTAAAAAGCACATTTATAGCATCACAAACTCTTCTATCTTTATCTTTTTTAAACATTGTAAACATATGTTTATCTATATATTCTGTGAGATAATCTATAAAATCTTTTATTTCTTGTTTACGTCCATCTCTTCCTAATTGATGTAAAACACCATCATCCTCATCTGCTTTTAAAACGTCTACTTTTTGTTTTTTCTTCTTATAATTGTTATTATTATATAGGATAAGATAATTTTTTCCTACAATTGAAAAATAACTAAAGGCTTTACTGCCTTTTTCTGGTTTAAAATAATCTAGTTTTTCTAAAAGAAAACAAATAACTTCATGTTTTAAATCTTCTAAATCATCTACTTCTGTATAATAAAATTTAAATGTATGAATAAGATTTTCCGCTAGTTTATAAAAAGCATAATGTATTCTTCGAGAAAATATAGCGTCTCTCTCATCTTGGTTAGTTGATGCTAAATATTCTTTTATAGCTGCGTCTGTGTCTGATGTAAAATATTGTTTCTTTTTATTTGGTTTTCTTCCTCTTTTTTTCTTACCTGAAGAAATTTTAAAACTAGATCCTATTGGTTTAAAATCAGGATAGTCTGGTTCTTGAGGAGCGTATTTGGTTTTGTATGACATTTATTTTATTTTAAAGTAAATTCATTTAAAGCTTCTTGGATTTTTAAAATTTCTTTAAACATCCAACCTATTTCATCATCGGAACGAAATATACCTTTATCGTCTACTTTATTTAACCTTTGATTACAAACTTCAATAGCTTCACTTTGTTTTGTAATAAAATTTTCATATTCTGTTTGGATATCTTCTAATTTTTCAGTTTGTTTAATTAAATTTCTAATAATAAAAAAAGAAGTTATAACTACTACTGTTAATATAATACTAAGTGTTATCATGTTTAATCTTTAAAAAACGAATCTATAACATCTAATGTTGCTGATGCTAATTTTGGGTTATTTTCTGTGTTTACTTTTTTAGCTGCTCTAAGTGTTTTATCACCTTTAGTAGCGTTTGCTGGTTTAGAAGAAGGATTAGCTGAATTATTCCACAATTCAAATTCAATTTGAGCAGCCATATGATCTGCTTGGTGCATTAATAATGGTAAGTGGGTTCTTAATCTAGTTTCTTTTTGACCAGACATAAAGTAAAACTTATTTGACTCATCATATAAACCATCATGAATTTTAATTGTAATAAACTCATTTTGAGTTACTTTACAACCAATTTCCTGTAATATAAATAATGAGCGT